CACACTTGAATTGGTTGTGTTTTATCAATATTATAGATATTGTAATATTGTTTATCTCCAACCCTCGATGTGTATTTTGGTATCTGCTTACCCAATGTCCTCGCCTGATAGTGATATATCTTTCCCTCTTTGTCGTAAAATGGTAGAATAATTCTTCCTCCATATTTCCCTTTAGTTGAAACAAACCAAGCATCCCAAATATCTTTTGGAATTTTCCTATCTTCACAGAACTTGATTGCTTTCTCGAAGATATCTGTTTTGCCTTTATGAATTGGAACAAATGTTTTAACTTCTTTTTCCTCTTCGTCAATCTTCTCTTCGGTTTTAACTTTCCCTTTTATTTTAGCAGGGTATTTAATTGGTTCTTCTTTATTTGTCTGGTTCTGTAACAACTCAACGATGTATGCCTTATACTGAATTGGGAAATGTTTCTTTAACCATTTCTCTGCTGACATTGATATCGAGCAGTTATGGCATTTGAACGACCACCTATCTTTATGGAATAATAGATAGCCACGTTTCTTAAATTTGTTTTTCTTACTATCTCCACATTCGAGACAACGGAACTGAAAATAACGGTCACGAACAATAACCCCATTGGTATGATTCAACACAAGGTTAAGATATCTTCTAAGAATAGAATTTTTTAGTATGGGGCTTATGATTATCATTTTATTATTTTGTTATCAGGTGTTATTTTAATTATTCCTTTGTGTTCCCATACATCTTCTTTAAACAGGGAACCACACTCTTCACATAGATAAAGATTCCATGCAAATCCTGTATCGGGATTATCATAACAGTTAATAAAATCTGGTTTTTTATTACAACATTTCATAGATAGAAAAGGGAGGGGGTTTCACGACCCCCTCCCTTTGATTAGGGTTGACTATGCCTTTGCTTTCTGGCGAAGATTGGAGAAGAAATCCTCGTCACCATCCTGTGTACCTTCGGGAGAACTTAGTTCTTCTTCATCGGTTTCAGGTTGTTTATCTTCAGGAAGTTCTTTCGAGGCGGTGATTGAACTCTTGGAACCAGTTTTCTTCTCGAAGAGATTTAACAGTTCATCGTAAGATTTAAAATCTTTAGGGTCGATAAACTCTTTAAGAGGAATTAGATTTTCCTCAACAATCTTAATCTGCTCTGCTGTCAATTTACTAGCAGGGGCAAACTCAGAAGTGTCATAGTTCAAGGATTTGATAGTCTTTCCCTGACGATTAACAAACGAAGTGCGTTTGACTTTAAGTTTAAAGTCTGCACCAGTCTCAGGGTCAAAAACCATAACAGGCTCGTCAACACTACCCTTCTTCGGATTTACTTTATCCATGATTTTTTCGTGAAGTTTCTTTCCATATCTCCAAAGAAAAACCTTTCCTTCATTTTCAGGATGAAGAGGGTCTTGAATAACAAGGATGTTAAGAATGATAGACATTCTGCGTGAACGGTCAGAAGCGATATCCTTATCGGCTTTTGTACCATTCCATAATACACGATTGTTTTCACAAACAGGACATTTTTCCCCGATAGTTGTAGGACAATTTTCAATAAACCATTGAGCATTAGCTCCCATGAATCCGTGATTGTATTTCTTTACATACGGAATATCTGTGTCCATTGACGGTAATAGACGAATACGAACTTCGGCATAACCGTCTTTACTCACATCAGGAGCAAAAAACCGAGGGTCGGCTTCTTTCTTTTGGTAAGTGGTTTTAGATTCTTCTTTTTTGATTTGCTCAGAAATTTTTGACCAATCAATCTTGGGTTTTGACATAACATACCTCCTTTGTTTATGGTGTTTGTCGTTTTGTTTTATTTTTGTTTTAATTGTTGTTTGTAAGAAGTTCTCCGATTGCCAGAGAAATTTTTTCAAATTTTTTGTAGTTATTATTTTTGTTTTCTTTATTATGTGTCGGTACTTTACCGACAAGACGTATGTAAAAGAACGGAGAGATAAATTGTTTATCTACTATATATTTATACAACAAGCTAGTTCCATCTTCAGAAATTTGAAAGAAATCTTCAATGCCACCAATACTAACTTCTTTACATATTTCAAGTACAAATTCCTTATCTTTCTTATACTGTGATTCGGAGAATTTGTTAATGGCATGGTTAACAGTAGACCTTTTAATTTTTGTTAAGTTTATGTGCTTACTATAGTAATATATGAATAATAAAGTTAATGTCAAGTCTTTTTTATCATAAAAGTTGTTTCGTAATTCTTCACCTATACGTTTAAGATTTGTTACATACCAAGTGAGTCGTTTTTGTTTTAATTCATTGGCAATCATTTTAAGCCACCTGCGATAATAATAAATTTCATCCCGAATGATTAAATTAGAACAGTTGTCTTTTATATAATCTTCTACAGCACGATAAACAGAAAAGGCTTGTAATTCAAATTTAACCTTCTCTGGTATTACTGTCTTTTCAAATTCTACGAACTCGTCAAGTATATTCATTTTTGTTCAAACTCCAAAAAATCATTTAACCAATTAGTAGGCATTTTATATTTGGTTCCAATTTCAGACGCTTCTGTTTTCATAAGATGTGTATTTTCTTGGTCAAGAGTCTTTATCATTTGATTAAATCGAGCATATCCCTCTTCAATATACATCAGAGAGTCCATAATTCTAATACCATTTTTTTCTTTAATATTTCTCAAAAAAATATTAAACCTGTGTTTTTCTCTCAAGGTTAAAATCTTTGTAAATAATGTTTTAATATTTATTCGATAATCGTTAGCCAGATTAAAAAATTCTTCTTTGTGAACTATATCAAGATAATGTTCTTCTTGTTCTTCGCTATGAATGGTTGATAAGGATAATGGTTTTGCTCTTTTATCTTCTAATTGAAATTGTTTTTCAGTTTGTTGGTATTCCATCTTCTTCGGAGTCTTCTTCGGGGTCGAAGTTGATAACTTTTTTCGTATCATTTATTTTCTCCTTGTCTAAATTAGTTTTAGTAATATCAATTGCTTCTCGGAGTTTATCTGAGTTCATTTCATTTATTGGTTTAATATCTTTTACATCGGTTCCATCTTCAACTGACATTTTATCATAGTTAACATTAAAGGTGAGCCGTATTTTGTTAATTCCATATCTGTTCTTTAATATGATACCAGAAAACTTTTTAGCAGTTCTTAATTCTTCTGTTTGAGAAACCCCCATAACAATATCTGAAGTTGCGGCCGGACCAATTGAATCAGCCATATCTTTCATTGATGTAATAACAGAATCATAGGCATCACGATTTGTTTGAATAGATGTGACAACCGCTACATCTTTTTCAACAGCCAATCCCCTGAGTTCTTCAGATATTCTTTTACCCTCTGTATATGTGTTATCACTCTTTAAAAGATATAACGGACACATTATACCAAGATAATCGACAAATATAACATCTGGTTTGAACTTCTTTTTTATTTCCAATTCCTTTAAAAGATTTTTAATAGTATTAACACTAGCACCCTTGGTTGGATATTCCTTGATAAACAGGCTATTCTTTACTCTCTCTTTAATAGAGTTTACTTTTAGATTGAGTTTTTCTTTTGAAATAACTGTAAGGCTTTCCCTGTTAAAACCGAGAATGTTTTGATAAATTCTCTCGGCAATCATTTCTTCGCTCATTTCCATTGTGATGTAAAGAACATTTTTATTTTGTAAAATCATGTTACCTGCTATAGCACACTTCAATAGAGTTTTACCTAAGTTCGCCTGTGCCATTAATGTTGTCAGGGTTTTAACATGAACACCACCACCAATAACTCTATCAAGATTAGGTAGACCAGTGGGAATAACCATATCAGGGTTATGTAGATAGTCATAGTATCGGTCTACATCTGAAAACAAGTCAAACCCTATGTCAGAATTAAAGCTGAACGCAAGGGCTTGTCTGAGGTTTTCAGGAGAGACAGAAATATCTTCTATCTTATCTTCTTTTAAGTTGTCAGCAATCTCGGCTGTTACATTCCAAATTAATTTCTTTCTAAAGAAATCCTCAACCTCTCCAAGTAATGAATCAAAGTTATATTCGGAAAGGTCAAGATTAAGAACATCATTCAAACGGTTATAAACCTCTTCCTTGTCAAGATGAAGTTTCATATCTGGTATAGTAGGAAATTTATTTTGTTTCTGTTCAAAAGAAATAATACCCTTCACAATTTCTTTATGATTGAAATCATCAAAGAGTTTCCCATCGAGATACGGCATGATTTTATCCCGTGCCGATTTATCCTGAAACATGAATTTGAGAACAATCTGTTCAAATTCTAATGGTTGCATTTATTTTATCCTGTCTTTAAATTCTGCTTATGCTTTTTCTTCGTTCTCTATATCACTTTTTAATTCAACCTCAAGGTCGTTATCACCAAAGTCGAACTCTGTTTTAATATTTTCTTGAACAACATCAAGCAATTCTTTATCCCAAGGAGTTGACCAAAGTTGTGATTCAGATATATTCTCATTGTTAATTGACCAACCCCTTGTCTCTTTCTTTAACATTGGTTCGCCAAAATCCTGTAAACCATAGAAGGGGTGCAAACCTTTCTTAAAATCGAGATAAACAACAACTCTGGATTTTTCTTTACAGAAACGATTCTTAATAGAAGTGGCTGTTAAATATTTTCCAGTGAGTTTTTTATCTTTATCTTTGGCTAATCTTGCCGTCAAGAAAATAATAATACTTGAAGCATATTTTAAACCACCACCACCACCCATTTCTTTAGTGGGAATGTAATTACCAATTGCATCATAAACGTGGTTGGTAACAAGCATAGGAATCTTTGCCTTGGCAAGTTTTAAACTGATAGTACGAAAGACAGAACGAATTTGACCCGGACGAGTCATATCTTTTTTCTCGCTACCAGACTCGGCATCTTCGACTTCCTTTGTGGTTGAAAGATTTCCGAGAGAGTCAAGGATAAGTAAAATTTTTGTCCTTTCCTCTTCTGGTGTTTCATTGTATTTGTTAACAACTTTTATTAATTGGTTTCTAAAATTCTGAATTGTGTCAACAGGTAGGTATGCAAACTTTGACGGGTCCATATCTCTCTTGACAAGCATTTCTTTTTCGGTAGAGTTTTCAGAGTCGAAGTAAACAACCTGATAACCTTTACTGACTGCTTCCTTTGCAATACTGAGAACCAAATATGTTTTACCACAACTCTCAGGACCCGCAAGACCAACAATTTTATTGTTCGGAATACCCTTCATAATATCAGAACACATAACACCGTTCAAGGCGAAACTTCCTGTGTCAAGCCAATCGGTTGTATTAGATAGTGTTTCCTCTGACATTAACGATGCTAATTCATTATCACTGGCCTTGACAAGACTACGAAGAAAATTTTCGTCTTGTTTTTTATTTTTATTCGGTGTAGTGGCAGTTTTAATTGTTTTCTTTTTCATATATTACCTCTTGTTGAATAATCGACATTAGACTTTTCCCAACTTCCCTAAATGACTTCTGGTGTTTTGTCACACAACCCAGAATCCATTTTGGAAGTTTCTTAATATCTTTACTTATTATAAGGACAGGGATATTAAATAATTTTGCGATTGTTAATTCGCCTGATGTACCTGCGCTGAATGTTTCATCAATCCAATTGCATAGTATAACATCACTAGAAATAACTTCTTTTAAATCTTCTCGGATAATTTCACCGAACTGGTATTGAAGTTTCTTTATACCTGCGCCTTTCCCCGATTGTATATCAGAGAAAGAGTTTTTAATTTTTACCACCGAGAATTTTTTCAGATTTCCTTGGTCTCTCTTTTTACCAAGATTTTTTAATTCTTGAAATAACTTCACTTCGTTACATGGATTGAAAACCATAAACCCCTGCTTAGTTAAAACAGGTTCGATATCCTTTCGCCAATTAACACCAAAGTCTTTTACAAATTCCATGGGACCTGCCAGATAGACTTTATGTTTTTTTCCGAAGGATTTACCATTCACTTTTTTCTTAATCTGCTTTTCTAACATATTTAATCTCCATCAACAAGACTTTCACCAGAAGCACCTTTATATGTATAAACACACCATTTATTTTCATCTTCATCCCAATGTCTATTATCACAGATAGAAAAATAAAAAGCGAATCTGTAAATTGTAATAGATAAATTAAACCCTGCATGGTCTTTTTTTCTTGTTAAAGAACAACTGAAATCAAACCAAGGGGAATCCTCTTCGTCCCAGATAGAAAATTGAACTTCAAGAGTTTTATTTTTAGATAAAGATAGATGTGTGTTCATTTAATATAATATACGAGATTACAGGTTAATGTCAAGGTCTTTTAATAATCTGATTTTTTTAGATATTTGTTCGTAGTCTTTAAAACCTTTTTTACCGAAGTCATCTATTGGTCGTTTATTTGGTTGTGGGTGTTCCTCTCCTTCGTGTTCTCGAAACTTTAAAATATTTCCTTCAAACCCACACGAACTACATTTGGTTTTTCTATCATCGGAACTTAACTCAGTAGTACACGACATTGATTTACATCGTGGACATTTCTCAAAAAATTCCATTTCCTTATTAATTTGTTCCACTAT